TGAAAAGCCTGATCGTTTTCTCGCAAGCGGTTCTCGAAGATTTCGGGAACCAGTGCGGCGTTTGCACCACGCGCGACCAAGAACAGGTCGCACGTCGAATCGAACACGAAGGGTCATCGTTTTTAACGATAACCCTTCCAGCCTTTGGGAAGGAATTTCTCGCTTCACTTGAAGCAGGCTGCATTGAGCGCAACAGTTTCCATGCATTTAAGCATGGATCTGCAGGTCTCCCTCGATTTCTCGGAGGTTTCCTCGCTCTGGTGTTCGATGAGAATGGTGTGGTTCGTGACTTTCCCAGCATAGAAGCAATTCGTGCCATCCATGGCATAACAGCCATGTTTGGCAAGATGCGGGAGATGTGCTCTGATGAGCGCATCGCCCGTGCTATGTCTGAGTTAGTCGCGACTGACGAAGAAGTGGGAATCATCTCAGCTTCAATCCCTGATAGTGATATCAAGGAATTTGCTGACATGTTTCGGAGTGTTTTCGGTACGGCCCTCGACAGCGTTGAACACGCTCTAATCGATGGCCGAGTACTACCGAATCACTCAGGCGGCGCTACAGCTGAAAAGCTTAGCGCGAACTCCAAGTATCACCTTGATACTTGGACTAATCGCCTAGAGTTTCTCTTCCCTGCGGGCGAGAATCTCTTCCCGAACTGGGGCTGGTTTCATGAGCTCCAGAACGTCCACTTCTTCGAGCCTGACAGCGAACCGCCCGTTAGGGTGATTGCTGTCCCGAAGACACAAGCGACACCCCGTATCATCGCTATCGAGCCTGCTCACATGCAATATGTGCAGCAGGGCATTCTCGAAGCTTTGACATCATCTCTCAGGCGTATTCCAGCCTGGGATTTGATGGGGAATCTCGATCAAACGCCTAACCAGCGTTTGGCTCGTGAGGGTTCCTTAACTAAGGAACTCGCCACGCTAGATCTTAGCGAGGCTTCCGATAGGGTCTCTGTTCGACTCGTTAGAGCTGCACTCGGCCACCACCCTCTTTTGCTTGAGGGTGTGGTTGCTAGCAGGTCGCTCCGAGCCGACGTGCCTGGTCATGGCGTCATAACCATGAACAAGTTCGCTTCAATGGGCTCCGCCCTGTGCTTCCCGATAGAATCAATGGTCTTTACGACCATTGTTCTTATGGAGGCACTCGGAACACCACACTTTCAGCCTCATCAGCTCAAGAAGCTGGTGGGTCTGGTGCGCGTCTACGGAGATGACATAATTGTCCCCGTGGGCATCGTCGAAGCTGTTATCGGTAAGCTAGAGCTTTTCGGGCTCAAGCTTAATCGACGCAAGTCTTTCTGGAAATCTAACTTCAGAGAGTCTTGCGGTCTGGATGCTTTTGCAGGCGTACCGGTTACACCGGTCCGCATGCGCAAGAACATCCCGACTAACAGCGGTGACGTGGCCGAGATTGTCGGCACTATCATGTTCCGCAACCAGCTTTACGCTGCTTGTGGGATGGATAATGCCGTGGCCTACCTCGATAGAGCAATCCGTCGTGTGATGCCATCCGTGAAGTTTATACCGAACGGACATCCCGGTTTGGGACTCTGGACTGACGATGAGAAGTTGATTCACATCGTTGTTGGGAAAAGCTTGCAGATACCCTTGGTTAGGGCCCACAAGCTTGTACCCGTTCTTCCTCAAGATCCACTGGAAGACCGCGGAGCCTTGATGAAGTTCTTCTTAAAGCGGGGAGAAATCCCACGTGATAAGGAGCACCTCACGCGTTATGGACGTCCCCTGACCGTCCGCATTAAGTCAGGGAGGCTGGCTCTTTAATAGAGTCAGAATGGTTTACCAACCATTAGCCGGGAAGATTTGAAC